TGAAAATTACGGAAGCGGTGGTAACAAGCACTATTTTAACTCAAGATAAGTACAAAGAGGCTACGGAAGAGTTTTTACAAGCTAAGTATGAGGCCAAGATAGCTTCTGGGGCATCCCGTGCAGTAGATCATCGAAAATCAGCATTAGAGAACCTTGTTAAACTTCATGGACAGCAATACTTCGCTGGCCCGATGGTTCCCAGGGATTTAACTCATGAATGGAAAAGTCGTCAACAGCAGTTGAAAGAAGAAGAGGAAGTAGACAGGGGAGTTGGAAAAAGTATGAGAAGAAGAAGGGGGGAATAATATGTGGGGAACCATACTATGGATCATATCAGCAATCATTTTATTAGCTGTAATCATATACTTACTACCATTCTTAGTATATTGGTTTAGTAGAATCCAAATGAGGGCTTGGTTAGACGTAATTTATAATTCACATAAAAACAAAAAAGAAAATGGCAAAACAGAAAGAAAGTAGATTTAGGGGTACAGTAGCGTATGACAGTCAAAAGCAAAGGAACTTTGGGACTAGTTACGTCAATCTACCAAAAGGGGTAAAGTTCTTTAATCCAGAACCAGGAGAGCGTTCTAAATTTGATATTATCCCTTACATTGTTACGGATAAGAAACATCCTTGTAAGGATGAAGCTCACGGGATTGCTATGCCAGGAGACATTTGGTATCGCAGACCTTATCGTACTCACAAGAATGTAGGAGTAGATAAGGAAACGATTGTATGTCCTACCAGCTTTGGAAAACCCTGCCCAATATGTGAATATCGTAGTAAAAGGTTTGATGAGGGGGCAGACAAAAAGGAATTGGAAGCTATGAATACTTCTGAAAGGAATTTGTATGCTGTGATTCCTATTGGGATGAAAGATTTTGAAGAAACAGTTCACGTAATGGATATCAGCCGATTCTGCTTTCAAACGGAATTGAAAGAGGAGTTGAAAGAACATCCTGACTTTGAAATCTTCCCTGATCTGGAAGAAGGTTTAACTCTGAATGTACGGTTCTCCTCTGAAACTGTTGGAGCTAAAGGAAAGCCGTTTCCTAAGGCTAATCGGATTGACTTCAAGAAACGGGATTATTCCTATGAAGAATCTATGTTGGATGATGTTCCAAAACTGGATGATGTGTTTGTTGTACTTTCTTATGATGAAATCAAAGAGAAGTTTTGGGAACAAGATCAGGATGAAACTTCTGACGAAAGAGTAGTAGAAGTAGATGACGATGAACGTCCCAAAAAATCTCTCCGTAGGGAAAAAGATGAAGATTCAGAACCTGAACGAAAAGTCCCAGTTAGACGTTCTAAAACCAACGATGACATCGATGAAGAAGAAAAACCAGTTAGAAGAAGGAGAGAAGAGCCAGAAGAGGATGAAGAGCCAAAATACTCTAAGAAGAGGAAATATTCAGAAGAGGATGAGGATATTCCTTGTGTAGCTTGTGAGGGAACTGGGTTAGATAGTCGTGGCAGGGAGTGCCCTGTTTGTGAGGGTTCAGGAATTAAGCCAGAACGGAAACGCAGGGATGAGGAGGAGGATCAACCCAAGAAACTTCCTACCAGACGCAGGGAAGAAGCAGAACCTGAAAGGAAAGTAAAACCTTCTTCCAACGATAACGATTGTCCTAAAGGACATGTGTTTGGAAAGGACTTTGATACTTTTAAAGATTGTGATACTTGTCAAGAGTATGACAATTGTGAAGAAGCTGAGAAAAAGTTGAAAAGGAAATAGGAAAGGTTTGTTTGGTTAATAGTAGAAGGTTGGTAAGAGAGGTGGCGAAATTGGTAGACGCATGGGTGAGGTAGCAACTCCGTGAATAATAAACACAACTTAAATCCAGATTTAGCTAATCGTGCAGGTTCGACCCCTGCCCTCTCTTCAAAATTAAATTTAAACTATGGAAAGAAAAGATCATAAGCCTTTATCAGAACAAATGAAAGATCACAGCAATGCTCCTATTAAAAATACTAAAGAATATGATGGGAATACAGAACTCATGATTTCAACTGGCTCTACTCTTTTAGACCTCGCTATTTCAGGAGGAAGGGTCAGAGGGGGTGGAATACCTGGGGGTATCATGGTAGAAATATTTGGCCCATCTGGATCAGGTAAAACAGTATTGCTTTGTGAGATAGCTGGAAATGTCCAACGCCAGGGAGGAGAAATAAAATTTCATGATCCTGAAAGCCGATTGAATAAGCAATTCGCTCAACTGTTTGGATTGAAGATTGAAGACAAGGATTATTCCAGACCTGATACAGTTACTGAGGTATTCCAAAACATTAACAACTGGGAACCTACCATCAAGAAAGGAATTGTTAACGGGGTATTTACTGATTCTCTTGCTGCCCTGTCCACTGATATGGAAATGGAGAAAGAGGAGGGGGACAAGATGGGGATGCGTCGAGCCAAAGAGTTTAGTGAAGGATTACGCAAGAATTGCCGGATTCTATCTCAAAAGAACCTATTAATGGTATGCAGCAATCAAGTACGGGTAAACATGGATGCTGGCCCATATGGCCAGAAATACATCACTCCAGGAGGGGAAGCTATTGGATTCTATTCCAGTTTACGTTTACGTGCTATGAAGCCGGAAAAGATCAAACGTAAAGTTAAAGTGGCTGGAAAAGAAGTTACCCGTGTAATTGGAGTAGTAACTGAATTTGAAGTGTTTAAATCCAGTATTTGGAAACCTTATCGTACTGCTCCAGTTACCATACTTTTTGACTATGGCATAGATGCAATCAGGGACAATCTTCAATACATCAAAGACTTTAAAAAATACAGTACTTATTGTGTAGGGGAATGGAAATTATCTAACTCTATGGATGATTCCATAGCAATGGTAGAGGAGAATCATTGGGAGGAAGATTTAAAGAATGAAGTCATAGAATTGTGGGAAACTATTGAAGAAAAGTTCGACACAGAACGGAAACCTAAACAGAGATGAAATTTATTGATTTTGTTACTTATTACAATAGTAGGTTTTACATTATGCAAGAAGGGAATTGGATACCGATCACTCCAATTTCTATTCCGATTCCTGTTATGATAGGAAAGGGTTACCAAAAGTATCAAATATTTCCAAGATTTATGGATTCTCGTTTACTGTCTTTCTTTTTGAAACATCTTAGTCCAAATTGATATGGAACGTAAAGATAAATCCAAACTAAAGATTCAAAGGATTCCTACGGCAAAGCCTATTTCAAACAATCAGCTAAAGCTGAACCGTTGTGAAAAGTTTAACATACCAGCATTTATATTTACCGCTGAGGATGGATTTGCGGTGGAAATGTTAAGACATTATCTTCATACTTGTACGTTAATGCACTATTCAGAAGAGTATTTAGATTATGTTCGTCAAAAGATTCAAGAATTTGAAGATTGTGAATACAAAGTAATATTTCATAGATAATGATACGATCAGATAAAAAAATATTAATAGCCAGAAGTTTTGTAGGAATTGATAATGGAGTAACTGGAGCCGTAACAGTGCTATCTGAAAAAGGAGAAATTTTACTTCATATAAAAACTCCAGTAAAGAATTGTCTTAATTATACAAAGAAAAAAGCTTTTATCAATAGAGTGGATTTTGAGAAACTTAGAAATGCTTTAGGTTATATAAGTCCAATTACTTTTTGTATGATAGAACGGCCAATGGTAAACCCAACTCGATTTAAAGCTTCAGTATCAGCGTTGCGCTGCTTGGAAGCTACTGAGATTATATTGGAAGAATTGGAAATACCTTATCAATTTTTGGATAGTAAAGAATGGCAAAAAGCTATGTTACCATCTGGATTAGTAAAGGATGAATTGAAGAAGGCTGCGGATAGTGTAGCCCATCGTCTTTTCCCAAAAGAAAAGATAGTAAATGCTGATAGTATTTTAATAGCTCAATATTGTTTAAATCAAAAGAAATGAATATAACAGATCCAAAAGTAATTATCCAATATGGACAGGATATATTTATCTATATTTGGATTATTGAAGAGCGATTAACGGGCTTTATTAATTATAGGATGGATGAACAGGGGATTATAATAAAAGAGGAAATTGAAAATAAGGATAAATTAACTGCAAAACCCTTTTTAAAATTACCCAAAATGCTTGCTGATTTATTTTTTAAATCTATCACTGATTATCAAGAAAAGAAAGGCATTAAGACCAAAGATGAAAATCTGATAGAGGGTAAATTACAAGCTACTGAAGCTCATTTAAAAGATATGCAAGAAATTAGTAGGAAATTATTAGATGCTTACCTCACTCCCAAAGAAGAAATAAATTACAAAGATGGTTTTAAAGATTAAATAAATAATAAATGCTAAAGTCCATTCAAATACAGAACTTCCAAAGTCATAGGAATACCACTCTGGAACTTGATCCAGGTCTAAATATTATTGTAGGAAATTCAGATAGTGGTAAAACAGC